AATTGTGTATGAAGCACCTAATAATCCGTGCAGTGAAAGAAGAGTAATTCAAGAGTGGTTTAAAGATAATGGTGTAGAGATACAAGAATATAAGCACGATTAGTGTAGTGGCAACATCGGTGCCTTCCAAGCATCTGTCGGCGGTTCAAATCCGCTATCGTGCTTCATAGACGTATCGCCAAGTGGTAAGGCACGGGACTTTGACTCCCGCATCGTTGGTTCAAATCCAGCTACGTCTGTTAAGTAAACTCGCTTTATGCGAGTTATTTTTTTTATACATGGGGTGAGTATATGGCCACAAAATGGACTTATGGTATTCCAAGTTATGATTTAGCTCAGCATTTTGTATATTTTTTAGATTTACAAGAAACTACTGGCACACCAGTTGTAGCTAGACAAAAACAACAATTGTTAGATGGAGTATATGAGGATATAGATAAAGCACAACAACAATTAAATGCTTTTTTAGAAGATATAAATGTGTTAAAACAAACAGGTGATTTATTACATCAAATTGCTGAAAATGAACGACAAAAAGAATTATTAGTAATTACAGATTATTATAGACAATTAAATAAAGAATTTCCAAATTTAAAAGATATTGGATTAACTGAACAATTATTTAAAGAAGATCCAGAAACTTATTATGTAAAATTAATTGAAGAAATTAATAAAGCTAAACAGCGGTCAGAAAACTATAAAATAGAATTAGAAAGAATTAAACGCAATATTACTAGTGAAACTAGAAAAGAGGGGCGTCAAGAATATTCTTATGATGATTATCAATATAATCTAAATAATGACATTAATAGTTTTTTACATAAATTAATTGGCACCGCTCGCGCACGTAAAGATACTACTACTTCTTATACTAATAAAATTCAAACTGCTGCCGCGCAAATTATCCGCGATTTTAATTTGCCGGCAAAACTTTTAAGTGGTAAAGAGTTCTCTTCTCTTGCTATTGCTGTACTTACGGATTTACAAAAAAAAATTCAAGAATATTACGACAAAAATTTCGCAGAAAAAAGTTCTAAAGATAGACCTTTAAAATTATCAGAAGTTATTAATGATGATGTTATTAAAAAAATAATTAAAGATTATGAAGATACGGCTCGAAGTGAAAAAGCCACTGAAGTACAAAAGGCTTTAATTAATACAAAATCACGAGAAGCCTTAACAATTATTCATAATGGAATTGAAATGTTTGGACTAAGAGAATTACAAAATGACGATATTGAATTAACAAAACAATTAGAAGAAATTGAAAAAGCATCTAAAGCATTAAAACACAGTCCTAAACAAGCGCGAGAACTAATTAATAATATTCATAGCTTAATTGAAGATAATTCAAATTTAGAATATCTAATTCCTCGTTTGCATATAGATAAAATTTCTAGTAATACCGCACATGGAAATATGCATGAATATGTTACTAGTATTTTTTCTTCTACTAAAACCGGCGGTCGAGGATTAAAAATACGAAATCCAGTCGCAACAGATATTTTAAGTTGGAATATTACAGCTCATCTTGAACAACCAGACTTAAAAGAAGTTGATAATATTATAGATAAAATTATTCAAGAATTAAATAAAAGTTTTGAATTAGATTTTGAAGCAAGACAGTCACACCTTAAGGATCGCAGGCAATTAAATAATGAAATAAATTCTGTCATAGCAGCTTTTACTAAAAAATTAGATGAAAAAATTAAATTATTAGATAAACATGCTAATTTTTTTATTTTTCATGAATCTTTAAAATTACATAGTTCTATAGAAACAGGTAAGGCTAAAAGTTTTAATGGCCGTTCATTAAATATTCTAAGTGCTTTAGATTCTATTTTAAGTTTAAATGATTTTTTACCATTTTATAGTGACATAGAACAAGGTCGAGATTTATATGCTTTATTAGCTCTAAATTTATCACCATTAGCAGTAGCGAATGCTGAAAAGATACCTTTAGAGCATTTTTTCTCAATGTTTGCAGGAATGTTAATGTTCGATGATGTACAAAATATGGCATTAGAAGCAAAAAAAATATTAACTTATACTAATACTCATCATATTCATTTATATAAATTAAATCGTATTTATATGCCTGCTTCTTTAATTTTACTATCTGTAGCAGAAAATGTTAATAAATGTGTAGATATTTGTTTACAAGACCACGCCGCATACGCAACCATTAGCACCGGTAACGCGACAAAGACCATAAATACTTGGCTAGAGCATCGTGCTTGGCCAAAATATGATACAAAAACAAAGAAAAAAGATGATTATACTTATCATCAATCAGATTGGCCAGAAGTTGCTTCTCGTGTCGCTTCCTTTACAAAAGTAAGGATTACTTTTTTAGCATCATTTTTACAATGGATTACAAAACTTTCTGAATCTTGACTTTCTCAAAAATTTTTGTTATAATATATTTACAAAGAAAGGATGAGACAATTTGGCAAAGAAAATTACTCAAGAGCAAATTGATAAAATGCTAACTCTTTATTCCCAAATTGGCACATATTCAGGCGTAGCAAAAGAATTAGGGATTGCCGCGTCAACAGTTTCAAAATACATTAAGGCCGCGCAAGAAACCGCGCGCGAAAATCCTACAACAGATTTCCCTATAATCGAGCCTTTACCCATAGAGCAAATTGCTTTTGATTCTGTAATAAACTTTTCATTTCTTACAGAGGAAGAAAAAGACAGTTATAATGCTTGGCTAAAGGAGTTTAATAGATTATGACATACACTAAGATAGAAACTAATGATAATAATACTTATTCTATTTATTTTAATGATAATTTCTATAAACTTTTTACTCCCTACTATCGCGGCGACAGTTATTTTAACATATTCTATCGCCTATTTGGCCTTTTGCCACAACAGTTTTATCATATGGTGGAACAAAAATACAATGCGTCATTTCAACCAAATCCTTATGTTAAACGACATATACGATTACAATTCAAAGATAAAAAAGACGCAATTCGGCTTTGTAATGAAATAGATAAACGGATAAACTACTTGCGAGAGAATTTTACTTAATTCTCTCGCTTATTTTATTACTTTCCAAAAGAAGGGAGAACCTTCCTGGAGGTGAGAAACTTGATAACTGGGGAACAGTTTTTAATGTGGTGTAAAGAACATATCTGGCCAATTTTAATTGGTCTGTCTTTTTTTATTCAAATTATGCCAATTAAACTAAATCCTTGGTCAGCCTTATTAGGATGGATAGGTAACTTATTAAATGGGGATTTGAATAAAAAGATAGATAAATTAAATAAAGATATGAAAGACCTTTCCGCACAGCGTAAAGAAGATGAGAAAGACCGTATTCGTTGGGAAATTCTTGATTTTGCTAATTCGTGCCGCAATGGACGGCTGCATACTAAAGATGAGTTCCAACATATTATTACCCTGAAAGATAAATATAAAAAATTATTACAAGAAACAAATGATACAAATGGAGTTTTTGACGCAGAGTATGATTATATTAAAAAAGTCTATACCGAACGTCAAGAAAAAAATGATTTTCTATAAGGAGGATATTTAAATGTTTGCCACTTTATTACAAAATATTGAATTAGTAACAATTCTAATTGTTGCTTATTTAATGGCTTTAGGAACAAATACTTTACTCGGTATTTATTACAACCTAAAATCACTTAAAGAAAATTTTTCTAAAGAAAAATTAATTACAGGGCTAATTCGCGGCGGAATCATATTAATAAGTGCATTATTAATCACCACAATTATTTCTCTGTTACCAGAAATTCTCAACTTATTTGGTATTACCGCACCTGAAGAATTATTTGAAAATGTAAGCGTAATTGCTATGGCTACAGTTCTAACTTCTACTGTAGTACGTTATCTTACTGACGCTTTTAAGAAATTTTATGCTATATTAAATTCTCATACAGTAGTGCCTTCTGAAGAAGAAGTAGCTGCGAAATATAACGGATAATTTGACTTTTTCTGTATTTTATAATATAATATAAAAAAGGAAAAGGAGGATAGATTGGTGGAACAGCATAGTAAATCTCGTATTATTAATATTGAAATTTATACTGACGGTTCTTTAAAAAAAGTTGGTCAAAATATGACATTTGGTGGCTGGGCTTTCATAGTAATAAAAGATAGTAAGAAAATTTATTATGAAGCTGGCGGCGAAAATAATACAACAAATCAACGTATGGAATTACGAGCAATTTTAGAAGCGCTAAATTATGCCCAATCTATCCGCCGCAACGCAGAAAAAGTAGTAATTTATAGCGATTCGGCTTATGCCATTAATTGCTACGCACAAGAATGGTATCAAAAATGGATGACGCAAGGATGGGTCACTTCTAAGAACACTGAAGTAGCAAATCGCGACCTTTGGGAACAAATTATTCCTTTCTTTGATAATTTCTGGTATGATTTTAGAAAAGTAAAAGGGCATGATAATGTATTTTGGAATGAAGAATGTGACTCCCTTGCGCAAGAAGCCGCAGATAAAGCAAAAAGAGAATGGAGAATTAATAATCTATGAATGAAGATTTTTATGAAGTCACTCGCGCCGATTATGGGAATTTAATTGAAACTATTAAAGTAGATTATCGTGACATTAAAGAATATGATTCTGGTGATTATCATTATGTTGATATTTATAGTAAATTAAATGGTAATCGTCTCACCAGTCGTAAATTTTATATCGGTCCAGATGAGGATAAACGAGAAGAAAAATACTATATATGGAGTATGCCCATGGCAGAAGAGAGTCAGCCAGCAATTCCTAAATATAAATTAGTACTTGAAAATAAAGATGAAGTACAAGCTTTTATTAATTTTCTACAAGCACAACAAAAGGAGAAAAAATAATGGAAGAATTATTCCCCTCAATTCCAGATGAAATTCGCGCGAAAACGCAATTTTGGCTTGATATGGTTTTCGCGCAAAAAGACATTCTAACTGGGCTAAAAATGTTCACTGAGTACCTTGAATCTTGTGAAAATGAAGAAGAAAAAGCTTATATTGATTTCTGTTTTCAGACTAGATTGGAGCAATTAAAAAATGAAAGTAGTATTGATTAGCGGTAAAGCCGGTCACGGCAAAGATACTGCCGCGCAACTAATGAAAAATGAATTAGAAGCACGCGGCGAAAAGGTTTTAATTATTAAATTTGGAGATGCTGTTAAATGGTTCGCGCGCGAATACTATGGCTATACCGGTACTAAAAATATAGAAGAGAGAACTTTACTTCAATATATAGGAACTGAAATGATGCGCACCTACGATAAATACTATTGGGGCCGCATTGTCAGTGAATTTATCGCCGCAAATAAAGATTTTACTTACGCATTAATTCCCGATTGGCGTTTTTATTCAGAAAAAGAAATCATCTTAGCTGATAATAAGAAATGCTACACCATAAGAATTGAACGCCCAAATTTCATCAATTCTAATATGACGAAAGCTCAGTTAAAGCACGTTAGCGAAACTGAATTAGATAATTATAAATTTGATTGGATTATTAGAAATGAAGGTAGTATTGAAGATTTACGTGAAAAAGTTAAAATTGTACTTGACAATTTAGAGTAATTGTGTTATAATAAAAGAAAAAGGAGTTTTATATGACTGATTTTTTCTCTATGGAACCAATGAAGTACTGGGCGCCACCATCAAGTATGGATGCTAATACTAAACGCCAACATCTTGAGCAGATGATTAATAGTCATCAATATCTTTGGAGTCAAAAGTATGATGGGAACTGGTCAAGAGCAATTATTACGCCAGAACGCGCAGCGCTTCAAACTCGCGGCATTAGTAAGAAAACTGGTACATATGGTGAAATTCAAAATAAAGTATTCTTTTGGGATGACATTATTAAAGCATTTTCTAAAGATACAATCATTTTAGGAGAAATATATTTACCTAATGGTATAGATAAAGATGTAGGATCTATACTACGCTGTTTGGATGATAAGGCTCGCGCACGACAAAAAGATACAAAATTAGAATGGCGTATCTTTGATGTATTAGCTTTAGACGGTATTTCATTATTAGACACTCCTTTTGATGAACGTATCAAAACAATCCCAGATGTCGTTAAACGCATTAACAATCCACTAGTAATTGGTATTGAATATCATGAAATGAATGATTCATTTTTTGATGATATTAATGAAATTTTTGCTAATGGTGGTGAAGGGGCGGTTTGCGCGCGAAAGGATATGATTTATGTACCAGGAAAAAGAGGCCCGACAGCGTGGGCTACAGTAAAAGTTAAACAAGAAATTAGCGCAGATGTTGATTGCTTCATTACCGGTATCGAGCCAGCGGTACGTGAATATACTGGCAAAGACGTTGGTGG